CATCAAGAGGATTTAATTGCAAAACAAGCATCCGCTCAGCCTAAAAAGGAAACTAAATGACCGAATATGAGTATCTCTGTATTGAATTACAGAAGCAAATAGAAGGAAAATCAGCATTCATTGCCGTAGGCAATTGCACCTCTTTTGAGGAATATAAACAAGTAGCAGGGGTTATCCGGGGTCTTGCCCTTGCTATTGATTTGATTAAAGACCGCGAGCAAAAACTAAAGGACGATGATGAGTGAGTTATTAATTAGTGACGCAATGGGTAATGTATCTACACTACCTAAAGAGCCAGAAAAGAAAGCAACACAACTTCCTAAGCCAGCAGGATACCACATCTTGTGCATGGTACCAGAAGCAGAAAAAGAGTTTGAAAGCGGTATTTTAAAAGCAGATACCACAATGCATTATGAAGAAGTACTAACTCCGGTTTTATTTGTTATGGCAATAGGCCCGGACGCATATGTAGATAAAGACAGGTTCCCGAGTGGACCGCTTTGCAAAGTAGGTGATTTTGTTTTAATTAGACCTAATTCGGGTTCCAGAGTAAAGATTCATGGACAAGAATTTAGGGTGATAAATGATGACTCTGTTGAGGCAACAGTAGAAGATCCCCGTGGAATTTCACGAGCTTAAGGAGAATTAAATGGCAACAGAAGAATTTGGAACAGTTACGTTTGAAAATGGGAAACCAGTCCCCGTAAAAGAGGAGTATGGTACATACACATTTCCAGATGAGACAAATGATGTAGTAAACGAACCGGCAGATTTACCGGCATTTGACATTGAAATTGTAGACGATACACCCATAGAGGATAAGGGTCGTAAGCCAATGAAGGAACCGGTAGAAGAAGTTACCGATGACGAGTTGGAAGCCTATGATGAAAAGGTACAAAAACGGATTAAGAAATTAGGCCGTGGATACCATGACGAAAGACGCGCAAAAGAAGAAGCTATTCGTATGCGTGAAGAAGCTTTGCGAGTTGCCCAGCTTGCCGTAGAAGAAAACAAACGTTTGCAGTCTCAGTTGCATGAGGGAAGCAAGATGTTTATTGATCAAGGCAAATCTAGCGCTGAAATAGAAGTTGCAGCTGCTAAAAAAGCATACAAAGATGCTTATGAGTCTGGAGATAGCGATGCTTTGGTAGATGCCCAACAGAGAATGAACGAGGCAACATATAGGTTAAATCAAGTTGCTAATTTGCGCCCAATTGAAATCCAAGAAAAAAAATATGAGATTCCAAAAGCCAAAGTACAAGATTCAAAACTAGAAGGTTGGGTAGAAAATAACCCTTGGTATGGTGGTGAAAAGCCAGAAGAAGAGGAAATGACTAGCCTAGCTTTAACGGTTCATAATCGACTTGCCAGAGAGTTTGGCGAAAAATATATTGGCACGGATGAGTATTATGAAAAAATTAGTGCTACAATACAGAAAAGATTCCCCGATTATTTCGGGAGCGAACCATCTGAACCTCGTGGAAAACCGAGAGCCAAACCAGCCGCAAATGTTGTAGCACCTGCTACACGTTCCGCCGCACCAAAAAAGATACAACTAACTACTACGCAAGTACAAATTGCTAAAAGACTAGGTGTACCACTTGAACTTTACGCCCGCAAGGTTGCTGAACAAAATGGAGATAGATAATGACTACTGGAACAATTAAATTAAATCGTGATACTGAGACTCGTGAAAAAGATACCCGCCCTGTAAATATGTGGGCGCCACCTGAAACACTGCCAAGTCCAGCACCGAGGGAAGGTTGGGTCCATAGATGGTGCAGAACTTCCTTAATGGGAGCAGCTGATCCGATGAATATCTCTAAAAGCCGTAGGGAAGGTTATGAACCTGTAAAGGCAGAAGACTACCCAGAGCTAATGTCCCACGCGTCCTTGGATGGTCAGTTTAAGGGGTCGATTGAAATTGGTGGCTTAGTTTTATGCAAAGCTCCAAAAGAAATGATGGAACAAAGAGCAAAGTATTACGAAAGAGTAGCAGATTCACAAATGGAATCTGTAGATAGTACCTATATGAAAGAGAACGACCCGCGTATGCCTATGTTTAAAGATAGAGAAACAAGGGTTACTTTTGGTGGTAAATAAATTAATTTTGGAGGTTTAAAATGGCAACAGTATCAGGTCCTTATGGATTAAAGCCAATTAACCTTATCGGTGGTCAAGTTTTTAACGGCGGTGTGATTCGTGAGATTCCACTAACTGTTAATAACACAGCGGCCATCTTTAACGGTGACTTGGTTCAAATTGGCGCAGCTTCTGCTGGTCAGCCAACAGTGGTAACATCAACCCCTACAACATCTTCTGTTGGTTTAGTCGGTGTTTGCGTAGGTGTACGTTATCAATTAGCAGGTCAACAACTTGGCTATCCTTTATATGCTCAGTATTTACCAGCTAACGCTGTTACTTCTGGCTACACAAATATCTTTATTCGTGTAATGGATGATCCAGATGCATTGTTCCAAGTTCAGTCTTTGGGTTCCATCCCAGCAACTGCCATTGGGAAAACAATTGCATTAGCAAACTTTACTGGCGGTACAAGTTCTGCAACAGGTAATACAACTACTGGTAACTCAGTCGTTGCTCTTGCTTCTAGTGCAGCTAATACCGGCGCTTTAGCTTGCCGTATCGTTGATCTTGTAAATAACAACTCAACATTTGGCGGTAATTTCCCGTCTAACCCTGGTGATGCTTATACAGACTGTATCGTTAAATTAAATTTTGGCGTACACATGTATTATCAAGCATCTGGCACAACAAACTAAGGAGCTAAAAAATGGCTATTTCACGTTCACAGCTCCTAAAAGAGCTATTACCCGGTCTCAATGCCTTGTTTGGTCTTGAGTATGCACGTTATGGTGAAGAGCACAAAGAGCTTTATGAAGTTGAAAGTTCTGAGCGTTCTTTTGAAGAAGAAACAAAATTGTCTGGATTCTCTGCTGCTCCAGTTAAATCTGAAGGTGCTGCTATTGCTTATGATACAGCGCAAGAGGCTTGGACAACTCGTTACTCACACGAAACTATCGCTTTAGGTTTTGCAATTACTGAAGAAGCAATTGAAGATAACTTGTATGATTCATTATCTGCTCGTTATACTAAAGCATTAGCTCGTGGTATGGCTTATACCAAGCAAGTTAAAGGCGCATCTGTATTAAATAACGGTTTCAGCTCAAGTTATTTATATGGTGATGGTCAGCCTTTATTTTCAACAGCTCACCCACTAGTTGGTGGCGGTACTAACTCTAACACTCCGTCTACAGGCGTAGATTTGAATGAAACTTCTTTGGAAGCCGCTGTTATTCAGATTGCCGCATGGACAGATGAGCGTCAGTTGTTAATTGCTGCTAAGCCACGCAAGTTAGTTGTGCCACCAGCATTGATGTTCGTTGCTACTCGTTTGCTTGATACTAAGTTACGTGTTGGTACAAACAACAATGATATCAGTGCGATCAACAACAACGGCACGATCCCAGAAGGTTACACAGTTAACCACTTCTTGACTGACGTTAATGCATGGTTCTTGTTAACTGATGTTCCTAACGGACTCAAGCACTTTGTACGTACACCACTCCAGAATTCTATGGACGGTGATTTCGATACAGGTAACGTTCGTTACAAATCTCGTGAGAGATATTCCTTTGGTGTATCAGATCCACTAGGCGTCTGGGGTTCTTCAGGTTCATTCTAATCGAATAAGCTAACCCAAAAAACCCTGCTCACAAGGCGGGGTTTTTATTTTTTATATATAACATTTATTAATAATGTTGTATACTATGTGTAACTGGGTGATTGCTTATACCGCCACTGCCCCAGCAGACGATGCAACGATTGGTATAAGTTCTTTTGCATAAGGAAATTAATATGTCACGCGCAACCTTTGAAGGTCCAATTCTAGCCGGTGATTCACGCTTCGGTCCATTACGTAACGTAGGCTATACCGACTTAGTTCAAGAAGCTGATATGGATTTATCAGTAACAACTAACGGTGCAGTGAACTATGGTGGAGCATCTGGTAAATTTGTAAACGGTAATGGCATTCCAAACGTAAATGCGACTGTTTATACACCATCTTCATCTGTATATCCATCAGTAGTACAGACAATTCCAGCTGACTCAGCAACAAATATCTATCGTGGCGCAGTAATGTATTTACCATATGGTTCAGCAATCAATGATGTATTTATTGACATCGGTGTAGTTCCAGCAGTCGCTGCCGGCACTTTAACTTCAACACAGATTTTAGTATCTAACAACTATACAGCAGCAGCAGGTACCGCAGCATATGCAGGCACAGCAGTTTTAACAAGCCCAGCAGTAGGTCGTCAATCTATCTCAACATTTACTGCAACTCAATTAGCTAACCAAGCAGCAACAACCGCTGATATTTTGGTAAGTCCAACTGGAGGCACAGGGCCTAATGCATCAAAAATGTCTCAATTGGTATTTACAATCGCTTTGGTCGGTACAAGTATGACTACTGTAACTGCTGGATTGTTCTATTTCACATTAAGATACACACAGTTAGATGGCTCTATTGGTACGCTAACAACTTACCCATACGGTAACTTAGAGTAATTAATCTGGGGAACTTCGGTTCCCTTTTAAAAATCTTAGGAGATTAATTATGGCAACATTAGGAGTTATTTCATCGGCTACAGTAAAGGCTAAGAATGAACCATTTGATTTACAAGTGGCTCGTGGGCAAATTTCTGGGCATAGCGTATTAAGTTTATTTGGCTATCAATCCGCAGTAGGGAATACAAAGATACCTGTATGGGAAAATGCAACAGCATATACCTATATTACATCTGCATCAACGCTAACATTAGTGAGCTCATCAACATCTGATGATACATTGGCAAAGGTTTTAATTAGTGGTTTAGATTCTAGTTTTAATCCTATTTCAGAAACTTTAGCTTTAAATGGCACAACAAACGTCACTACAGTAAATAGTTATTATCGTGTTAATAACATGATTATGACCTCACCTGGAACAAGTCAAAATACTAACGTTGGCACCATTACTCTAAAGCAGTCTTCAAATATTGTTGCGCAGATTAATGTTGGTATAGGAAAGACGCAAATGTCTATCTATACTGTGCCAGCAGGGTATTCATTCTATTTAGACTTGGCAGAAGTTAATACTTCAAACAGTTATACATCCTCTAATATTGTTACTTACTCAGTACAGGCAATTAATAATACAACTGGCGTTAAGTTAGCTGTTTTACAACAACCATTTGTTTCTATCTATACAGCAAATAGAGCAACTACGCCATTTTTATACGCAGAAAAAACAGATATTCAGTGGCAGTTAGTAACCAGTACGGCAACTACAGTGGCTGCTGGCGTAATTATTGCTGGTAAATTAGTTAAAAGTTATATTCCTTTTTAATATAGGTGAACGATGTGGCTACTAAGAAGAAAACCCCCTCACTTGCAATTGGAAGAGGCGAAAAACTCCCGGTTTCTAAAGGGGCTGGACTTACTGCTAAGGGTAGGGCAAAGTATAACGCGGCGACTGGCTCGCATTTAAAAGCACCGCAACCTGAAGGTGGACCACGTAAAAAGTCTTTTTGTGCGAGGATGAGCGGTATGCCAGGACCAATGAAAGATGAGAACGGCAAGCCTACTAGGAAGGCCGCCAGTTTAAAACGATGGAAATGCTGATATGAGTAATATGGACCCAATAGAAACTGCTAGAGAGCTAGCTACCCATGCTAATGACATAGCGCATTTACAAAGCGATATGGATAAAATGATAGTTGAAATGATGGAGATGAAAAAATCATTGCAGGCTATTGAAAAGACATTAGCAACAGCGCATGGTGGATGGCGAACATTAATGATGGTAGGCGGTGCGTTTGGATTGGTTGGAGCTTTATTAGCAAACTTGTTTCAAGGTTTTTTAAGTAAATAACATGCCAAGCACAAGCAAAAAACAACATAACTTTATGGAAGTAGTAGCTCATAGTAAGAGTTTTGCTAAAAAAGTCGGTGTTCCACAATCGGTAGGTGCAGATTTTGCACAGGCTGACAAAGGTAAAAAGTTTGCTGAGGGTGGTCGCTCTGATAGGCAAGAGATTAACAAAAAGAAAACAGATCATGGTAGTATGGCTTTATTTAAAGGAGGCGGTATGGCTAGTGTAGGCGCAAAGATTAAGCAACAGATGGACAAACAATTACCGAAAGGTATTTCTAAACCGGGCATTATGCCTGAATCTAAATCTATGGGAATGTTAGGTATGAAAAAAGGCGGAAAAGCTGAAGCACGAATGATGCCAGCAAAGATGGAAAAAGTTAAAGATACAATGAGTGCCAAAAAAGGTGCCCCTAAAGAGCAATCTATTGGGTCTGCCAAAATGGGTAAAGTAAAAAATATGAGTTTTGCTAAAGGTGGTGGCATTGAAGTAAAAGGCAAAACTAAAGGCAAAGTTTGCTAAGGAGAGAATGATGAAAATAGATCACGCACCAGTAATGACTGAACAGTCTGTAGTTAAACATGACATGCATGAAAATATGAATAAGGCTCATCAAGCTGGTCATAGACCACACCATGAGTTCTTTAAAGACCATGCAGCAGGTCATCAATTGAATCATGAGATGGTTGCTAAGATGTGTGGTGGCGGAATGTCTAAGGCAAAAAAATGAAATCTAGTCGTGGTATGGGAGCAGTAAATCCTAAGAAAATACCAAAGACAAGTGAGTCTGCGGTATTGCTTAAAAATGGTGGTTTATATGAAAACATCCATAAAAAGCAGGCTCGTATTGCTGCTGGGTCGAAAGAAAAAATGCGTAAGCCAGGAAGTAAAGACGCACCAAGTAAACAAGATTTCATTAATTCAGCAAAAACGGCTAAAAAGTGAAAGAAATAGGCCTATTCTTTGAGTTTATTACTGGCGTTGCTTTAGGCTTTGAAATAGTAGAAGAAGAAAATTACGATTTATTTGTTATTAATTTACTAATTGTAAGAATAATTTTAGAGTCCTCAAAAAATGACAACTACCGGTACTAGTGCGTTTAATTTAGATTTTTCAGAGCTTGTTGAAGAGGCCTTTGAAAGATGCGGTCAAGAAGTGCGCACTGGGTATGATGTACGTACAGCGAGAAGATCTTTAAATTTACTAACTATTGAATGGGCAAATCGTGGAATTAATCTTTGGACTATTGAACAAGGCACTATTCCAATGGTGCAGGGCACTAATACTTACGACCTTCCTACGGACACAATTGATTTACTTGAGCACCAGATTCGCACTAATCAAGGTCAGCAGAATAACCAGACGGATATCACCATCAGTCGCATCAGTATATCTACCTACTCTACAATCCCTAATAAATTAGCACAGGGCAGACCAATCCAAGTTTGGATTAACAGACAGAGCGGCGCATCATATCCTACGGGCGCTACACCAGATAGAAATCCTCAAGTAGTAGTTTGGCCAACACCAGATCAAGGCACTGCGCAGAACCCGTATTATAATTTTGTTTACTGGAGACTTCGCCGTATTCAAGATGCTGGCAATGCGGTGAATACGCAAGATATTCCGTTCCGTTGGTTGCTATGTATGGTTGCTGGCCTAGCTTATTATTTGTCTATGAAGCTTCCTAATATGGATCCTAATCGCATAATGGGATTAAAGGCTGAATACGAACAACAGTTTCAATTTGCCTCTGAAGAAGATAGAGAGAAAGCGCCGATTAGGTTTATTCCAAGAATGACTTATTTAGGTAATGGATAATGACTACGATGTTCTCCTCTGGCAAGTTTGCTATTGCCGAATGTGATATTTGTGGTTTTCGGTATAAGTTAAAGCAGTTAAAAAAACTGACAATAAAGACCAAAAATGTTAGCATTAAGGCTTGTAATGAATGTTGGAATATGGATCATCCACAACTTCAACTTGGTATGTATCCAGTTAATGACCCACAGGCTGTACGCGAACCAAGAAGAGATAATAGTTATTATCAGTCAGGCTATGATGTTAATGGGTTTCCTAGCGGAGGTAGTAGACAGATTCAGTGGGGCTGGAATCCAGTGGGGATGAAATATGATTTCAATGAAACGCCAAATGCGTTAAAATCAGTATGTGTTACTAATAGTGTAACTATTAATTAAGGAGCTAAAAATGGCTAAAATGGAAAGTATGAAAGAAGATATTAAACAAGATAAAGCGATTGTTAAAAAAGCATTTAAGATGCATGATAAGCAAGAACACAAAGGCGGTAAGGGTACTGACTTGTCTAAATTAAAAAAAGGCGGTAAAGTTAAGAAGATGGCTGCCGGCGGTAAGACTAACGATGACTTAAAGTCTATGGGCCGCAATATGGCTAAACTTAAAAACCAATTTGGAAAATAATCATGGCTAAATTCAGTGAAAAATTAATGGGTAAAGAAGTTGGTCAAGCAAGTAAATATGCCGAGCCGCACAGTCCCAAAGGTACTGACTTAAATACTAAAGATTTAGGTGGTGGTGCATTTGATTATTCTGATATGAAAACAGAAGGCGTTGCTCAACGTGGTAAAGGCGCTGCTGTTAAAGGGTTTACTTCTAGAGGTCCGTTAGCCTAATAGTATGCCGTATAAAGACCCCAACGACCCAAGACGCTATGAAAAAAATAAAGCGTGGAATGAAGCTAACAAAGAAAAAGTTAAGCTTTATAAGGTCGCTTACGCCGAAAAAAATAAAGAAGAAATAAAAAATAGATTAGTAGATTGGAAGTCAAACAATATAGAAAGAATGCGGGAATTAAGGAAGCGCTGGGATGTTAAAAACACTGGGAAATTAAATGCAAAAACCAGAAAATATCAAGCGTCTAAAATATTTCGGACTCCTAAGTGGCTAACAGAACAAGATTTTAAAGTTATGAGTGGATTTTATTCTATTGCTGCTATGCTTACCCGTGAAAATAATGAGCCTTGGCATGTAGACCATATTATTCCATTGCAAGGAGAATTAGTTTCTGGCTTACATGTACCCAATAATTTGCAACCTATGCGTGGCAAAGAAAATTCTAGGAAAGGGAATAGGGTATGAACTATTCAACTTTATTCAATACTATCAAAACATATTGTGAGAATGAGTTTCCAAGCACTACCTTTACTGGTACGGATGGTGTAACAACTGTAACCACACTAAGCAACACCCAAGTTAATACTTTTATTACACAAGCAGAAACACGGATTTATAACGCAATTAACATACCGGCTTTACGGAAAAATGTTACAGGTAGTTTAACTGCGAATAATCAATACCTTTCTTTACCGACCGACTGGCTCTCCGCTTACTCAATTGCAGTAATTGACGGCTCTGGAAACTACAGTTATATCCTAAACAAAGATGTAAGTTATATTCGTGAAGCATACCCTGGCCCAACATCTACCGGTCTACCTAAATACTACGCTTTGTTTGGTACGCAGTTAAGTAATAACTACGCCTTGTCTTATATTCTTGGCCCAACACCAGATCAAAACTATGCCGTAGAGATGCATTACTTTTACTACCCACCATCAATTGTTATTGCTGGTGAGTCTTGGCTAGGTGATAACTATGACCCAGTACTGTTTTATGGTGCTTTATTAGAAGCTACTATATTTATGAAGGCAGAAGCCGAGATTGCTACGATGTATAAGGCTAAATACGATGAAGCATTAAATGAATTACGTAGATTGTGTGATGCATTAGAGCGTGGTGATAGTTACCGTGATGGGCAGCTTAAATTAAATGTAGCTCCTAAAGGCGGGGTTATATGATAAGCCAAGGGCAATGCACAATCTTTAAACAAAACCTTTTAAATGGTTTGGAGAACTTCACAAGTGGAACCTATAAAATTGCACTTTATACATCTTTGGCTAATTTGGACGCTACAACTCTTGCTTATACTACTTCCGGTGAAGTTACTGGAGCTGGGTACACGGCAGGGGGAAAAACCTTAACTAACATTGTGCCAGCAAGTGATAATGGCGCGGCGTATGTATCGTTTCAAAATGTAACTTGGAGTGGCTCTGGCTTTACTGCTAGAGGTGCTTTGATTTATAATGGTACAACTGGCGCGGCAGTATGTGTATTAGATTTTGGATCAGATAAGACATCAAGTAATTTTACAATAACCTTTCCAACAGCAACGTCTACTACGGCTGTTCTTATTCTTAATTAGGAGTTAGCATGACAAACGAATTTACAGGTAGCGGAGATTACGCTGTTGCTACATTACAAGCCAATGCAACGGTCCCCGAAGGAATGATGATAGGTGGTTATTATCATGTAGTTCACCGTGACGCATTAGGTAACATCAAATCTGAAGAGACTTTCCCTAACTTAGTGGTACAAGGCGGTAAACAGTTAATGTTGGATACCTTGTTAAGAGGCTCTGCTTACACAGTAGTTGGCCCATTCTTAGGTTTGACTAAGGTGAGTTTGACACCTGCTGCCACCGATACAATGACCACTCTAGTCACGACTAATGCTGCCGAGTTTACTAACTACACAGTCGGAGGTTCAGCAGTTCGTGGTACAGCAGTATTTGCTGCTTCTACATCCACAGGAACCACACCAAGTAACGTAACAACTTCTACAGCAACTTCTATTACCTACACTATTACAGGCGCAGGTGGTACGGTTTATGGATGTTTCTTAGTTACTGGATCAGGTGCGGTCAATACCCAAAGCTCAACAGCAGGTACATTATATTCAGAAGGTAATTTTGCAGTTGCCAAAACCACCACAGCGGGCGATACAGTTAGCGTTACATACTCGACTACTTCTACTTCATAAGGCTGAATAATGCCGTACACAATTGCTAACCGTGTGCAAGAGACTACCAGCACGTCTGGTACAGGAACGCTTAACCTTAACGGTGCCATAGCAGGGTTTCAGTCTTTTGTCACGGGTGTTGGTACGGGGAGTACGACTTCTTACGTAATTTATGATCCTACAGCAAACGTATGGGAAGCAGGAATTGGTACTGTTACAGCGGGCAGTCCTAATACTTTAGCAAGGACGCAAGTTTTATCTAACTCATCTGGCACAACTTCTCAGATTAATTTAGTGGGTAACACATCAAACGTATGGTGTGACTATTTAGCCGAGAGATCAGTAACGCAGTTTGATGTAGGTACACAAGCCAATCAAATACCTCTGAATCAGTATCTAGGCACAATGGCTTGGCAAGATGCGAAGGCAATTATTTTAAGTGGTGGATTGATTGACAATACTGCAATTGGTAGCGTAACCCCATCTACAGGTGTATTTACTACTCTAAGTGGTGCATTTAATGGAACAGTCGGTGCAACAACTGCATCAACAGGACAATTCACTACAGGTGCATTTGGTGGCACACAATCTACTGCTCAACAGTTATTAATTGGTGGTAATAGTCAAACTGCTTCTACTACTGAATATGGAATTAACAATAATCAAACTATTCAATCTGCAGTTACATCAAACTATGTTAGTTATTTTGCAAACCCATCTACAGCGGCATCTTCATTTACTTTATCTCAATTAGCTTATTATCTTGCACAACAAGGAACAATTGGATCTGGTTCATTTATTGGGACACAATTTGGTTATCAAGTTTCTTCTACATTAACTGGAGCAACAAATAACTACGGATATTATTCTAATATAGCATCTGCCACAGGTCGTTGGAATCTGTATATGAGTGGAACTGCCGACAACTACATGGCAGGTCGTTTAGGTATTGGAACTACATCTTTAGCGGGCTCTCAAGTAACCATTGGGGGAAATAGTCAAGTTGATTCGACAACTGAATATGGTGTTAATAACACTCAAACTGTGCAATCAGCAGTTACAAGTGCTTATTATGGCTACAGAACAGGTCTTGGCACTCAAGCAACAACATTTACCTTATCGCA